GTACGAACGACGGAACTGGACATTTCCTATTTCCTGAGTCCAGGCACCAGTTAAATTCCTATGATGGAAGTGTAGTCGAGAAAGGACTTCTTGACATACTTCACTAGAAATTTGACTAATACCTATACAGTCTCTTTCAAGATTGAAACTCACTTTGCTTTGTAAAGAAGCACAAGAAAGTGAATCACCGGGGGTGGGTGCAACCCAACCTCCGAACTGACTATAGAAGTTTTCCCTTTGGTTAGGGACGAACTTTCTATCGTTAGATCTTAAAGATTCTGTCGGACATACATAATTGTCAATTAGGATTTTCGAAGTGAACTTTCTTCCATACTGATTCTTAGCAATTTGAAGTGGGTAATGAAACCTACGCCAAATTGCAAGAGGGTCAATAACAGAAGAAGATCCATTATAGAAAAATCCTGATCCAAAAGGAACGTTCGACGTCACAATAATGATAGGTGACGTAAAATAAGTTCCTTTTTCGGACAATTCTGCCATAGGGAGAATGTACGGGTTTGTGCTCACAAGTTGAGCAAATTCCTGTACATCGGATGAGTCAGTTACATTCTGGCCCCAATCATCTAAAACAGCAATAGGTTGGTTGCAATAACCATCCCAATGCTTAGATGAACAAGAGCGAGAATAATAAAGATCATCATCTCCCAATTTTGGAAATAGTGTCCTCGATATTCTTTGAACCAATTCACGAAGGATTGTTGACTTCCCTGAAGCGGGAGGACCAAACAGTCCAATCACGAATGGTTCAGATCTATTCCTACCATCAAGAGTCAGGGGATCGGCCAATGAGGATGGATTTCTTTTCAGCAATTGCTTGAAGAGCTCCACCCTTTTGACGAGAATTCTCATAACAAGATTTCTGGTTAGGGATGACAGATTTGTAAGGATCATAATGTTCTTCAACATACGATCCAAGCTTTTTAGAAGCAAATTCTTTGAGCTTTTTATACAAATCTTCATCTTTAGGAATAAGATCCGTCTCACAACGGACAAGGCCTGAGCGATGTTTTAGGAGACCATCATTTAAGAAGGTCTCTGGAACAGCTTGGCAAAGTCCTTTAGCTTGTAAAAGTGAAAAATAAAGTCTTACGAGATCATTCTGATCCTGACATTTACCTTCGGCATATGTCCTCATCGAAGAGGGCATTAGGTCAAAGGCGTCAGTTTCAAAATTCTCTGGTAGTTCTTGTTTCGATTTTAAGGAAAAAGAACCACAAAAAGACAATTTAATCAATTTCACAAGCTGCACTTCATCTTTCCCTTTCGGAAAAGAACGTAAGAAGTGTGCAGTGAGACTAAGAATAGGATAATTTCGCGAGGAAGATACGGTTAAAATCTTCCCTTTTCTAAACGCGATAGCAGAATGCCTAGGCTCTTCACTTAAGAACGTGAGGAGACCATGGTATACTGCAAGTGCACAACCTACACCATGAAGTAGGTAAGGGAGGTTTGTTGTTAGACAACAATTCCACCCTATAGATGTGCCACGAATTACAAGAGTGTCAAGAGAGATATCATTCTTAATACGATTGATGATAATAGAAGACATAGCCTTTTCGAACTTTCGGTTCGAGAAGGCTGG